ATGCCTATTACAGCCATTTTACTTGATATGAACGGTCCCGTCATACCGGGGATGAAAACCCTTGATGACTTTACTATCTCAAACTGGTTCGTCGGGCTCCCGGAGGTCAGTGCCACACCGTTCGCGGGTTATTATTTTGGAGAGCCAGCGCCAGATATCACTTATAACTCCTATAATAAAAACGCTCCGGCCGTCATCAATGGTTCTCTGAATAATGCTGACGGTTATATCTCTGTTAACAATACTGACTATCTGGATACAAGCCAAAAAGCACCTTTGACGCTGACAATCTGTGGTGTGGCTAAACGGAATGCCGGAGGGGCTTCACTAAACGCCCATATGCTCGCAGATTTTTCAGGTAGCGGTTCAACAGCGAGTGGCTTTTCAATTGGCTTCACGAACGGGACCGGGAATCTCTTTTGTGTAGGCCAGAATAATGGTCAGTCCTCGGCCGGGTATGCCTATGCAGCATTCCCGGCATCAATTGCCGTAGGTGATCTGTTCGCGTTTGCTGCCTCGATAACCCAGGGGACGGTAACCGTTGATATTTACAACCCGCAGACCGGGGCACTGATATCATCATCAGCTGCTTTCTCTGGTACCCGAGTGGCCGGAACAAATAATGTCCTGCTGGGGAGGAAAACTGATAACAACAACGAAACAACGACCAAGTATATCAAGTCGGTTTTGTTGATGGAGGGCGTGCTTACTTCAGCAGAGAAGGTTTCTGTTTCGCAGTTCTTATTGTCGATGGAGTAAAACGAATCCCCCGGATGGGCCTCCGGGGGATTTTTCTACAGTACAACGCCTACGGCGTTTGCCCAGGCAGTCCACTGAGTGGCGGCTTTTGTAATTTCATCATCTGTCAACGCAACAGTGTGTAAAGCAGAAAATCGGTGAATCCCTGCGTTCGTTAGATCAGCCTGGTAACTACCGCCGATACGCAGTTTTGCTCCCAAATCCGCCGGGTCGCCCATATCTGTTGTTTTCTCTGCTGACAGAGCTTTGTTCAGGATTTGAAAGTCCATTTTTTGTCCCGATTTAAAGCGCACGCACAGCAAATAGTTTGTGTTTGTCAGCAGCCCGCCGATCCCGACTGTGCGCTGCGTCGATACGCCCCCATTTATAGTGTTAACAGAAAAATTTAACGTCATATTTGTCGAGCCAGGCTGCGTTCTGAGCACTACGCCCAGCGTTGTGCCTGAGCCTGACTGCCTCGGGCCGTTAAAATTGCTGAGCAACAGAATCTGTGAAAGGGTCGGACAGTTGAAGATTGTGAAAAATGTGAAATCAGCAGATTGCAGAATGCCTGTATCCAGCAATGTTCCGGCAGGAGTAAACTGGACGCCATTTTCCTGCACAACAGGCGAACCCAGTACCGTTGCAGCTGCGCCACCGGGTGCGAGGTTCCGACCGGTTTTATCTGCCTCTCCATAAAAATTCAAATATTTCAGGCCACGGCGAATGAGCGGGTCAAAACCCAGGCCTTTATCACCAAAATAACCCGGAACAGTAATGCGTGAACCCATAATTTATTTCCTCAGTTAGATAATGATTGCCTGGCGGCGGAATGCCACGCAGGGGTTATTCAGTGGGTATGGACGGTTTACCAGCTCTGGAATATTTGATTCCGGATATTGCCCTGTCCCTTCATGAAATTCGTAATTCGCAACAGCGACCGTTGTGTCGCTGTCAAACAGATTTCCGTTACCGTTACTTCCGGTCTGGCTGGCGTACCATAGATAAACATCGCCGGTCGTTTCACGCCCCAGCGTAATATCAACTACGGTATCGGCTACAATGTCGACCCGCGTCACCGGAACGTCCCCGGCGTCGTCAGTGACTCTGAATCCTTTTGCGGCATACGTCGTCGGAGATGAACCCACGTAGCACGCTCGAAACTGAAGCGGCGGGCTCCACACCAGGAAATCCGCACGCAGGAATGTTCCGCTAAGCGTGACTGACAGGGGTTGCAGTGGACGCCAGTTCTGGCGACGATCAATTGCACGATGGAGCACTTTTCCGAACTGCATTCCCAGCCAGCGGTAGCCGTTCGCGTCAAGATGGCCACCCTTGTCGGTGACAGCATACGCCGGTGATGCCATCATTACGTTTGCATCTGCTGCACAGATATCGAGCTGAGCCTCGCCAATGCTCATATTCGTGCTGTCGCGCGTCCAGCTGCCGCTGGTCTGATACAGCACAGTCAGGGGGGGCTCTGTCTGCCCGGTGATAGCGGTAGTATCGGTAATGACATCATCAATGAGCTTTCTCAGGAGTGCTCTGTATTCTGCGCGGTCTGTCGCCCCTCCTTTTGTGCTGTCATAGTTATATTCATTGCCAAGATATAAAAAACCCACCACGCCGCAGGTTTTACCTTCGGCATCAGCAATGGCTTTAATCTGGGTAACGGCTGAAATGATCCGGTTGTAGAATCCCCAGGAATGGCCTTTAGAGAGATGTTCAATAATCTGCCCGCCCACACCGCAGTTCACAGCCACAATTTTGCGCTCATCCGTTACCACTCCCCGGAACTGTAACTGCATTTCCCGCCACATCCACATCGCGCCAATATCGACGGTTTCACCGAAATTGTTAGCCCCACGAGGCAGTGCGGCCACAGCCTCATCGGTCATAAGGTTTCCGCCGTCAGGAGGGGCGATTAAATCCTGCACCACCGCACGGGCTGATCTGATTTCAGCTCCGTTCAACGGCGTAAATGTTGAACCATTCTCATTTTTTGGCCGGACGGAGTCACCGAGCATATTAATGTTCAGAGTAGCGCGAATGTCCTTGCTCAGTGCTGCCCATCCCTCAGTCCCGTTACTCAGCGACTGGCCGTCTGTGATCAGAATATTGTAATCGTAAACCGGGCGAGCAATACGCGTATTAATTTCGTCCCGTGCGGCAGCAGCAGCGGCAAGATTTGCTGCATTTCTGCGTGAAATGTCATCTACCCCATCGTTATTCTGATCGCTTTGCTCACCATTGAGATTCATCAGGACAAATCCCACACTGTCGCGAAATACAAAACCAGAAATATCCGCGTCAGATTCAGCACTGAATGCCTCAGTCACCAATCGCTGCTGCTCAACGACAGGCTGAACACTGTCAACAGAGCTGAGCAGAGGAGTCCCTATTTGCTGAATAACGAATCCGACGCTATCCCGGAATACAAAACCATCAATAAACTCATCATACTCAGCCGTCATCGCATTGCTCTGAATTGCATTCAGGCCGAATGCCGCCAGACGAAACCCCGCCTCATCATTAAGTGTCAGTAAAGGAGAATCAGCATCATCAGTAGCAATGACAGATGAGATATAGTCAAGAACTGCCTGGATGGCCGCTTGAGAAGGCATTTTCCGCCCGGTAGGCTGCAGCGTCCCGCCAACGTTCATGACCTCAATCGCGAGGGCGCTGTCGTCCGGGCTGCGGTAATACGTGGTGCTCCCCTCGGGGATATTCGCGATATCCGCCTGCGCCGCCGCCAGCGTCGCGTACTGCTTACTGAGCGGGATCAGGTTCTGCCTGATCTCGTCGTTTTTCGCCATCATCTGGCGCCACGTATCCAGCGGTTCACCGCCGCGGTCGTTAACCGTTCCGGCCGGACCGTTCACCAGTTCGTCAGCGCGCTTGACGTTATCCAGGAAAATTTCAGGCGTCGTCGTTCCCAAAGGCGGGTTAAGTTCGGCCATTTTTTGCTCCAAAAAAGGCGTTCGCCCAAACGAGGGTTTGAGCGAAAGAGCAGAGCTTTTTACAATCAGCAATTTCAAAGGGTTACATCATGCTGATTGGCTATGCACGCGTCTCTACCGGGGATCAAAACCTCGATTTACAGAAAAATGCGCTGATCCGCGCAGAATGTGAGCTGGTTTTCGAGGATACGGCGAGCGGAAAGAACGCCAGGAGACCGGGATTAAAGCGTGTGCTGCGGCGGCTCCGCCCGGGCGATGTGCTGGTGGTGTGGAAGCTGGACAGGCTGGGCCGCAGCGTGCGCGATCTGATTACGCTCGTGTCGGAGCTGCAGGCGCGCGGGGTGAATTTCCGCAGCCTGACCGACAGCATCGATACCAGTACGCCAGCAGGCCGCTTTTTTTTCCACGTCATGAGCGCCCTGGCGGAAATGGAGCGCGAGCTGATCGTCGAGCGTACCCGCGCCGGTTTAGCCGCAGCGAGGGAGCAGGGGAGAGTAGGCGGACGCCGTCGGATAATGACTGAAGAAGTGGTGGAGCAGTGCCGCCGAATGCTGGAGAACGGCGCTACCCGGCAGCAGGTGGCTGATGTGACAGGCGTGGACGTGAAAACAATCTACAAGTACCTCCCGGCGACTTGAAGACAAAGATTTCACTACTTTTCCTGATATGTTACGTTTGGCTTAATCAATTCATTCAGCTTTGAAAACAGTTTGGTTTGTTCGTGAACGGTAAGAAAACAATAAGTTTTGAGCAATTTTTAACTATTAACAGCAATCTTGTTTCCATCTCAGATACATGGGCTGACTTGTGGGCGTTAATTTTTCACACGGGTTTAAGCGCTGGAAGGCTGCTGAGTATTCGATATGATGATATTGATGGTGACTTGATACTGATACGAAAACAGGGTCACCTGAAGGAGCTACGTGTTAAATCAACCCCTCCAGTGGAGGCGATGATTGCTCGTAGAAGAGAACGCTATCCAGAAGATGTTTATTTATTTCAGAGTCATTCTAACCGTGTGAAGTACCATCACCGGCCGGTCACTATAATTGCTTTCAACGCCGCTTTACGTCGCGCCGCTAGATCATTACCAGACGTTAACGTAAGCAGTAGTAGCGCGAGAAACATACCGGACTAAGCGCCCGTCTAGTAGCGTGTGGCCGATGTGACAGGCGTGGGAGTGAAGACTATTTACAAATATTTGCCAGTACAATACGGCGATAAAAAATCCCCTTGAGCAGGCACACTCAAGGGGAAAATACTACATAACATCATTGCTGTGTGCGTCTTTGCGCTCGTCTATCTTCCAAGAATATGCCTAAAGCTTCCAGATATTTCTGGTCTGAGCTGTTACATCATGGAGTAGGTGCCGATGTGATAGGTTAAGAGCGAAGATGATCTGTAAGTACCTTCCGACGTCGAGGGGCAAGGACCATGAATTTGGGTCTATACCATCCCAATTCATATATTCTTTGTAAGTCTATGAAATATCGAGCAAAGTATTCTGTTCGAAATGAACCATATGGAATAGCCAAAGGCTAAAATGCCCAGAGTAAAAACAACAATCAGCAAGTCCGTCTGTGACATCTTATATCCATTTTGCAGTAGCAGGTTTTGAGAAAAGATAGTTCATAGTTGGCACATAGACAACATAATCACTAAGTGAAACCAATATCAGAGGCTAAAAGGTGACTGGTTTCCTCCTCAGTGTTCCTGATTGATAGCTGGAACCTGTATTGATCAGATCTCTTAATAAATCTACTGTATATAAAAACAGTATTTCGGGAGGTGAAGTTATGCCGCGAAACTCAGATTTCGAAATAGCCTGGCGTCAGGCAATTGTCATTGAGCCTAATGGCCGTCGCACCGTGACAACGTCCGGTTTTATCCGGGAACTCGCAAAAGTTAACTGGATATGGTCACCGCGCCAGGCTAACCAGTGGATAGAGCACTATGTGACGACATTCCGGGATGTCTCAACGCAGGAAGGCGATGAGCGCACGTTCCAGTTATACAACCCAAACGGAGGGCTATAACGTGGGATTTCCGTCGCCAGCTGCTGACTATGTTGAACGGCGTCTGACCGTTGATTCACTCTGCGGTACCGGCCCCAATACTCGGATAGTACAAACAGAAACCGGCTATGCCGTAGTGGATTGCTCCGTAAAACCAAAGCAAGGAGATACCGTTTTAATTCAATACGGCGGCGGCACTGATTTTGCAAAAATTATGGGCCGGGCATTTATTACACGAGACGGTGAAGCGCTGGAAGGTGAGGCCCTGGATGATGTTACAGTTGTCGGGGTAGTGACATTCGTTATCAATCGGATAGGGAAGGATGATGATGATTATCCAGTAATATGA